TATGTATGTACCGTTGATATAAATCTTGCTTGATGTAGTCAAAGTTGCTGGGGCACCTTGTGTAAACATTGCCTCCATAAGAGGAGAGTTTGCTCCACCAGCCTGCTTTAGATAGTGCAAATCAAGTGCAGTCGTATTTGCTAAATGGTCTGCCTGCAAAACAACATGTCCTGCAATATCTGGGTTAACTAGTGGATCAACATTTGCCCATGCTTGGAAGTGATTCATTGTTCCAGCAAGTGGAGCATATGGTAATGCTGTGATGTATTGTCCTGTACCGAAATTTGTCACGGTATCAAGATCAATTGCAATCCAGAAACTTACCATACGACCATTCTTAACATAATGTGAATTATATGTTGGATATGTAGTATCTGTTCCAGTAAATACTAAACCAGTTGCTGTAAAGTTTGGAGACCATCTTGTGACTTCTCCATTACCGCCAACACCTACTGCTGTTGTTACATCTCCAATAGTTGCAATCTGGTTATTTGCATTAGATGAGTCATGTAAGTACTCTCCATTAGTTTCTCCACCACTAAGAACAAGATTTTGGTCTGCCTGAACGTCTAAGTTACCGTCATCATTTATAATACCTGTAACACGAAGATGTCCTGTTTCTGTAGGGCCATTGAGGTAGCCTGCTCTGTTAAAGTTCCAGACATGGTTTCCTCTATCTCTTATAAAAGTATAGTTATCAAATGGTATAAAACCAATGCTTGGGGTAGTTTCGTAAGAAGTAGTTCCGTTTTGCTCATCTCTAACTACGTTAGTAATTACATACTTCTGACCACTAATGATTGTAAAGTCATTATAATCTGGTTCAGCCATTGCAGACGCTATTACATAAACCTGCCCTCCATCGCTATTAGCATTCTGGTATGTCCAAGTGTAGTCCTCTTGCTTTGACTGAACAACGGTGGTTCCAGTTGCGTCAGAAACTCTAACTCCTGCACGTTCTCCACCAAGAATAAGTTCTACATTGGAGTAGTCTTGTACTCCACCTGCACGAATATGAATGTGGTTTGGTGCAGTTGGATCAATGATAATTCTTTGCTCTGTTTCATTATCTGTGTCGTTTGGAACAAGGTGCAGAGTGTCGCCACCATATCCATCACCAGACGTTCCACTTGGATTCCAGATAAGGCCCTGTCCAGGTAAATGGAATTCGCCTTCTGAATTCATTGTCCAACCATATGTTTCGCCACTTGGATCATTGTAATTAGATGTGAAGCGAATGTCATCACTTGCACGAAGCAGTATGTCATCTCCACCAGCAGTGATATAAACATCATCATCTGACCTAATATTAATGTCCATATTTGTTGCTTCAAGATCAAATGATCCATTATCATAGTTGATATCAATAAATGATGATGCTATGAACAAAAAGCCAAGTTCATTTACTGTTGGGTCTTCTGTAGGAACTGTATTGTTAATATAAAGAGTAACATCTGTGCTTCCATAAGATAAACCGTTTACTGTACCTGTTGTAACACCATTAATAATCAATGAAGCATCGTATACGCTAGTTGTTAATGAGTTAACCCAGTTAATAATGTTTGGTGCATTAACAAATTGAATAACGCTTCCAATTCCAGGCTCTACTGACCATGTAGCAGAATCCCAGTCAGGATTTGCTGCAGAAAAAGTTGTTGTATTTGGATTATCAAATGCTTCTAGTTTTGCAACTCCATATGGATTAAGAAATAGTTGCGACTTAACTGCAGTTGGAGTCTTTGACTGCAAAATAAGTGCTTCGTTATCATTTACTGTTGCAGTTCCTGCAGTAAATTGAAAGTCTCCGTGGTTTGATTCTGCCTGAATGTCGCCTATAGTTGCTACACGGTTTGGAGAATCTGGAGTATACTCTGCATCTCCCCAACCGATATAAACATGTCCTGGTCCATCTGTACCAGCAAACAAAGTAATGTCTGCAGCAGAACGAAGTGATAGGTCATCCTGTGGTGCATCAATACGAGCAGTTCCAGTATTAGTTCTTGTGATTGTAATGAAGTCGTCATTGTTTTCATCTTTAATTGCTGTTGGAATAACTAAGTCTGCTCCACCTGTAATATCAGACATCTTAGCAATTCTATTGCTGCCGTCTAATTGCGGGGTACCAATATAAGCATAAGTACTTCCAGGGTTAAGGACAATATCGTTGTCTGCAGTTACAGAAAGGTTTGAGCCATCTGAATATAATGTTTCTGTAAATCCATTACCTAAAATAATACCGCCAGTTGTTGTGTCTTGGTTACCAATAATTGCTACGTGGTTTGCAATATTGACATCGCCAATAGATGCGTCATCGCCAATTGTGATGTTATCTCCTTGGCCATTGTTGCTTTCAAGAGTAATCTTGTTAAATGTTGGGCTATCTGAAGTATCTAATCCTTGTGGAAGACCTGTGTACGCAGTTGTCTGGGTGGTACTGTCTGGGAACCTAAGCCCACCGCTAGTGTTAAACTCCCAACTTGTATTAAAATCATTAGTATAGATTGTTACACTGTCAGTAGTTGAAGCAATTTCAATCTCATCATTTGCTGTAATCCAAACATCGTCTGCTGAGTTAATAGAAATATCTGCATCCTCATTGCCATCACGAGTTGTTTGAATCATCATATCGTGATTGTGAATGTTCATTACGCTTTCAGAGCCTTCACCATCGAGAGTAAATGTAAAGTCAGCAATGTCAGCGTTACCGCCAATAGATTCTATCCACTGCTGTTCTGTACCAACAAAACCATTTGCTACTGCAACATCATATGCAGAGTCTCCCTCTGGGCCTCTTGGTCCTTGCGGTCCTGGTGCTCCAGAACCTGATCCGCCTGCTGTAGTAAACCGTGCCATTATCCCTCAAGTCCTGTCTGAAGAATTGCGACATATGCATTATCTGTGTCTGCTATTGCATACAAAGAATCTGTACCAGGTAGTTCAACAGACCATGCTGCTCCTGGTGCCAGGCGGTATCCAAAATCTTCTGAGTTCAAAGAACCTTCTCCGCCAAGATATATATAGGCGCTTTCGTTTATGTTCTGAATTGTAATATCTACACCTGAGTGAACCCCATTTGGAGTTAGGCGAGTAGATTCTATATTGCTGAGAGAGATGATTGCGTGATTTGTCATGAAAAGATTATATCACTTATTTACTTTAAATAGTTTATTCTTAATCTTAATAACTGATGGCAACTCAGGTCGTGGAGTTGATACTTTAATTACTGCCATTATAGACTACCTGTAATATCTCCCATTACAGAGATAGTTCCAATCAGAGGTGTCCAAACTGTATCTTCGTCAATAGTTACCTGAAGGTCAAAAGTTAACTCTGTTACAACTGACTTATATCCAGTGCCCCAATACTGAGTCAGTGAGGCTGGAGCCATAATATCTACATATCCATCACCTGCTGTAACTTCAAGGGAATCAAGAAAATCGGATTGAGGGTCATAGGAGGTAGCCTCATAAGTCCAGTCAGAAGTATCAAAGTATGTAACTTCGTCGTCTTCTAAAAATTCAATACGTAGTGGTGAGGTATCTCCTCTAACTATCTGCCATTTAATTCTGGCTGGATCTGCTCCAAAAATTTCGGGACCACAAGTATTCATATTGAGATTATACCATAAAAAATGACTAGTACTCAGGCTGGTGGGTATGAGAGACAAACCAGAGTACTAGTCAATATAAATTATATCATATCAGGACAATCTGGACATTGATATTAAAAGTTATCAAATCGTTATTGTCTGTAATGTCCGTTTTGTATTGGTTTGTAGTAAATCATCAGGAATGGGGATGGTGTATACTTAAATATATATAAGAAGAAAAGAATATCTTTAAGGTTTATATATAGAAGATATCTTATATATAGTATATATTATATATAGAGTTACTTTTTATCAACTTTAGCAATATGCTCGATTAAAATTCTATACATTTCATCAAGTTTTTTCTCTTGACGTTCTCTTGATTTTTCAGAATCTAACTTTTGTTCTTGAACTGCATTTTCGAGTCTATTAACCTGATCCTTTAATGATGATCCAGAATTTGGCTTAAGTTCGCTGAGATAATGTTTGACAAGCCACTTGATAGCAAGACCGAGTGATGATACAATTGTAAGTATTGCTACGATTAACGAAGCCCAGTCCTGAATTGTCATAACAAAAATATTATAAGGGGTATTTTATAAAAATGAAAACAGCCATACTCGATACACTTGAGCATTCCAAGAATTTAATTATATCCCCTGACATGGATGGTTTTATGACCGCAAAATTATTGGAGCGTTTTAACGGTTCGAAAATAGTTGGTTCGTATGATAAAAATATTTTATGTCTCGCCGACGGGATCAATCCAGAAGAATGCTTGTTCGTCGATTGCGATATGAATCGACAAGAGTATGTTTCACTCGGAAATCATATGCGCTTACTTGAAGACAATATGTCGGTTGAGTCATTTAATCCGAATGTTCACTTCGGCGTAACGACATATACCGACAAGTTCCCTTATGCAACCGCTTTTTTGATTTCGTTCGCAACAGAGGTTCAAACCTCCGACTCCGACCTTATACGCATGGCTTTCGCTGATTCAACTCTAAAGAACATGGAGAAATACAGCGATAACATGCGAAACTGGTCTACACGGATGGATCATCCTGCAGTAAAGTATATTACGGACAATTCGGACATTGCAAGGGATAATGATAGAGATGCAAGATTTGAATATGTAGACCAAGCATTTGTATCTAAAAGATACGGCAAGGAAAGATACCTGGATACCCTTAATAAGGCCCTAGAAGACCAGCAGATGAGTTTTGAGCCATTGGTCAAGGGTATGAAGTACATGAGTGACAAAGTAGGTGTCAATACCGTTATCAGGTATAATAGAGATATCATTTCATATGCAGAAGTATTTGGTGGAGAGTATTCGGTTACATATGATCAAGAGGTGGAGTGGAAGTGAGTGATGATGTTAAGTTTACGGACTTGTTTGATCCTAATCAACCAAGATCAAATCGTGAACTCATTGAGTCCCGTTTAAAAATATGCAATGAGTGTGAGTGGTTTAAGAAATCCCTCGCAAAATGCAGAAAGTGTGGATGTTTCATGAAATTGAAAACCACATTACAAGAAGCAAAATGTCCTATAGAGAAATGGTGAGAAAAATGACAAGAGAAGATATTATCAACATAATGATTGATACTGTAAATACCCATAATGCAAACTTTGCTAGACAAAATGGAATGAGCGATCAGCAGATTGCAGATGCAATTGTTGAGCAGCGTCAATCATTTGAATATATGTTTGGTTTGGTATATGATGATCTTGCTGCTGCTGGCGTTTTAATCTAAAATCTGAAAAATTTTATTTACCGCAAGAACAGTTAGCGCAACAGGTTTCTGAAAATAGTTTTAGAGCCAAAGAATCATAGACTGCTGGACCTTTTGTCCAAGCACCCATATCTCTTCCCATATTGTCTGTTTCTGTTATAGGTGCTGATTCAAATTGAGAAGCACTTGCTGTACACCAGTCAAAGTTATCGTCCATTGAGTTTTCTAGATTGTCTAATATGCCCATAAATATATTATACCTTATCCCGTCGAAATCTGAAAAATTTTGTAAAACCCAAATAGCCTAAAATCTGAATATTTTGTCCAGATGTATGATACGGGTTTAAAAAATAAATAAGTCAAAAATATAGTGAGCACATATTCCCTGTCAAGTCGACACGCCGATAGGGGTAGTACCGTTATCAAATTGTTATACTGGTGCCCCCAAATGTGACATGAAACACATGTGACCCGTGCCACAATGTCCGAATTATACCTATTTTTGATTTGTATTTGTCAGTCCTATCTGTTACACTTGTAGGTATACAAGGTTGAACAATAAGTAAGCCCCCTAAAGAAAGGTTATCAAAATGATAACACTAAATAAAACAACAGTATGCGTTGAGCATAACCCTTACTTCTCTGCTATCTCAGAGGTAGGCGATTTTCAATACACTTTCTGCCAAGATTGTGAACAAAACATTGACCGCTATTGGTTAGACTATGGCTTAGAGCGTATGCCTCAATGGTCAGATTGGAGTGTTACTAAATGAGTACCTTTTTACCAATGCCCTCCGTATGTGGGGCAACAACTGCTATGGTTGATGTCTATGACTTCTACCTTAACCCTCACGGGGTTATCTGTTGCGATAACTGCAACTCTATCGTGTTATGCCGTAAGGCTTGGGACTTTCTTTATAAGGAGAATAATAAATGAAAGACTTGCAAACTAAATTAGATTTAGTAGCAAAAGAATTAGAGCCAGTACTTTGGGAATTACTAAATGAAATTGAGGAGAAATAAATTGTTAGTTTTAATGATTGCGTTTTTAGTTTTTGGTTTTCTTTATTCGCAAAGTAATTTGTAAATAAAAAAAGAATTGCAGAAATAAAACTCTGCAATTTTTCCTAGGCGATCTAGGCAGTTATCCACAGGGGGGTGTGTATAACTAATGTGTTTAAGGTCACAAAAATAATTCCCCGACACGCCCGAAAATGTCCCCAATTTGTCAGTCCCCCCTGCTATACTTGCTACATAACAACAACACGAAAGGTTCATAATAAAATGGATACTTATAACAGAATAAAAGCAGAGCAAGACCTCTCCCGTAGCGTAGCCCACGAAAAGGCTATGGAAAAATCCCCATGGATTAGAGAAAGCGTTCAGGCTTTCCGTAATGCTACCCCTGAGCAATTGGCAGAGGTAGAGGCATACCGCAAGCGTGTCTATGGCTGGTAGTGTGACGAGTATCACATAGCCAATGTCCTAAATGTCCGAATTTGGATTTGTATTTGTCAGCCCCCTAATGTATAATTAAATTAACAACAACACGAAAGGTAGTCAAATGACTTACACTATAACACTCGAAACCTTTAGCGGTTCAACTAAGAAAATCAACCTTGCCACTCGTGGAGCGGTTGCTCAATTCGTATCCCAATACCCTAACACTCTACCTGTTGGCGTATCTGTCAAGATTGCTTGTGACTCTCTTGGTATTCGTGGCACTCTTAGAGGTAAGGCGGTTCTATAATGGAAATCTTTATCTGCGACTCATGCGATACCCTTGCAACTGTGTCAGTGGTATCCGATACAATAACAATAACACAATGTGCTTGTGCCCAACTATTTACAACCCCCGAAAATAACTAAGAATAGGAAATAAAACAATGACAGTAAGCATCGAACATAATCTAAAGTTTGTGACAGAGGTAGACGAGACTCATCCAGTAGGAATGCAACTCTTAGCACTTGAGGAGTCTGTGCGTATTGCAATGCTTGAGTCAATGCTGAAGGACCTGCTTGTGCCTGTACTACTTCCAGAAATTAACAAAATCAACGAAGGCGGCTCCTATGCAATTCTAAAGGTGGTTGCATAATGATGACACGCAAGGACTACATCGAAACTGCAAGAATTCTAAATAAGTTTTCGGATAGTATTGACTCTCACGATTTCGATAATTTAATTTTCGAATTTAGCGAATGGTTTTTGTCAGATAATCCAAGATTTGATGAACAAAAATTCTATGATGCTTGCGTTGATGATGCAAAATTTCTTGCAACTCTAAAATAAAAAACAAAATCCTGAGCACGATTTAAAACTGCTCAAAAATTTCCTAGGCGATCTAGCGTGTCGTCCACAGGTCTGACCAAGTTATCCACAGGTTTACGTGTGAGATTAATCACACCCTTTAAGCGTCTCATTATTTAAGATTACTGATGAGTAATTATACTTTTGTCAGTCGGTAGTGATAGGATTACAGAGTAACAAAATAAAGAAAGAAGGGTAAACCTAATGGCACTAACAATAATCGACAAAACCGAATACTATGAGATTGCAGATGAGCAACACTTTTGTTGCGATGAAAGCCAATTTAAGTATTACTGCGAAAAGCACTTAGAGTTTATGGGTTGCTATTTCTGCCAATTTGACTACGACAAGGACTGCGAGGAACAACACTAATGAACGAATACCTATACTCAGTAACAAGCACTAATGATAGCAATACTAAGCCTGATTGGGTTGGTCGATTTAGCGATGCCCTATCTGCCGTGAAAAGTTTTGAGTCTTTCTCAGACCACGGATTTGCTAATGAATACCGAACAGTTAATTTGTCAGAGCCAAGCGGTAAGATGCATACAAAGATTTTGTATCGCTCAGGAATTGTAGGGGGTAAGTAAATGGGAAGTGTAACAGCAATTGGATTAGCAGATAGCGTCCTTGATTTAGAAACTCAGTTAGCCTATCACTTGCAGGGTAATCACTATCCACCAGTACCACTAAGCATGGTTCAGCCTTGCATTGATGCTATTGATGCATACTATGAGGAGGACTATGAACGATTTATTGCTATGCCTGAAGGCGTATTCTATAAGGGCATGAGTCATGCACCAGCAAGAGCAATTGTAGAACAACACCACTTATCTTGGTTCATTGACCCAGTAGAGGAGGACTAAATGTCTGATACAATAATTGCTATGGAATTGATCCACGCAGATAATTTAACACCAGACCAAGTAATGCTTGGTGATTTAATCAAGATTGATGATGACATAGTTGAAGTTGTTTTTATTGAGAGTGACTCAACAGGAGATAACTATGACATACAGACACAAAACGAGTTTGGTGAAAAAGAGTTTGTTCAGTTTGCATACACTGATTTAATTCCGTTGTATGTTTTCATTGATGAAGATGAATAGTTAAAAGTGTTTTTGTGTGCTTCCCCGCACAAAAATGCCTAGCGTGTCGGATTTGACATTTTGTTATAATGTATGTTAAGATTAATTCATGAAGAAATCAAAAGAGGAATTACGCAGGCTTATGGAATTACGCCGTAGCAACGCTGCCTCTGCCGTACCAAATAAAAAGAAATACAACCGTAAAAAATGTCAGTCTGAACTGATACACTTAAAGTATAACAACAACTAAGAAAGGTCGTGCCCCCATGACATTCGAAAACGATGAGTATTTAGACTCATACTACGCAACTACTTGCCCTTCATGCAAGGAAAATTCTGTCGATGACTATGAAGATAAGTGCACTCACTGTCTACTTGAAGAAATGTCCGCAACCTATAACGAAGACATTGCGTTAGAAATGAGCCTTAGCCTTGACTACTAATACACTTAAACTAAAAAGATCTAATGATAGAAAGGTGGCTAACCTTGTCACTAAGAATGGAAAGCAGGCCGCAATTGCTAATACTTTCGGACTACCCGCAGGAAAAAACTATTCATGTCCTGGCGCTACGTCTGTCTGCGAGAGTGTTTGCTATGCAGGCAAATTGGAAAAGATCTTCCCTACAGTAAAGGTTAACCTTCTGCACAATTGGGACCTACTCAAAGACGCCGATGGCGAAACCATGGTCCGTTTGCTTAATGAGATGATTGTTGATTTCAAGAATGATTGTATCAAGAAAGACGCACCCATGCTATTCCGCATTCACTGGGATGGAGATTTCTTTAACGATACTTACGCATATGCCTGGAAAGTAGTTATTGATAAGCATGCCGATGTTCAATTCTGGGTGTACACTCGTGTGAAGAGTGCTGCACTTATTCTTAAGGGTATTGATAATCTTTCTTTATACTTCTCTGCAGATAGTGAGAATGTTAAAACTGCCGTAGATCTAAAAATTAATAGCGGTGTTCGTATGGCATACCTTGCTAAGAATTTTGCTATTGGTCAAGCAGATGTTAAAGAAATGATTGGCCGTCCCGCTGCTAAGTGCCCTGAGAATAATAAACAGATTCCACTTATTAGCAATGCTGGCTCTGCTTGCGTTTCTTGTTCACTTTGTGTATACTCTAAGAGTGACATAATTTTTTCAGCAACTAAGAAATGAGATAGCATGGTTAATGTAATTATTTTATTTTTAACTGCAATGTTTTTGTATTTAATTTTTTCTGCACCGTTGTGAAACGGAGCGCCTAGCGCAAAACTTTTGATTTGTCAAGTCTCAACACGCTATTTAAGATGTAATTAAGGTCACACCCCAAACCCTCCCCAGGATTTGAGATTTATGAGATTTTTTGCTATACTTAATACATAACGAAATAACAATTCCAAATAGTGAGATTATTCAGGTACGACTTGAAAAATGTCAGTAGGAAATGTTATACTTAATACATACAACAACAAAGGAGAAATAAATGTCAGTAGCAACAGCAACATACAAGGTAGGCGACCTCTACACAACACAGAAGTCAAAGGTCACAGGTACAATCGTAGCAATCGAACCACAGGCTAACGGAAATGTTCGTGTAAAGTTAGATGTCAATGGCTCACACCGCTACACAACTTGGACGGCTAAGTAAATAAACATTGTGGCTCTCAATGATAAAAGAGTAAGAGTAGCGTAGTCGTTACCGCCACACAATCCTGAGCATGATGTAAAACTGCTCAAACAAACCCCCTATAACAGAAAAGGAACAGACCCACATGGCAAGAGGAAAAGCAATCTCAGTAAAAATCGCAACACCAAAGGTAATCAAAGCACTTGAGGCAAGATTAGCACAACTTGATAAGGACTATACTTCACAAGAAGCAAACGAAGCAAAGTATAACAAGGCTATGGAAAAGTGGCGTAAGGAAATCTTTGCTTATGCTATTTCTAACATCAAGAAAGCAGAAAATGTTAGAACAAACTATCGTTCTTGGAACAACACACTAAACATTGACTTTGATTTAACAACATCAGAGGCAGACCTACCAAAAGAGCCTCAGCGTGACTTTGAGCAAATTGGTCGTCATAACTACTTAGAGCAAAAGCAGGAAATCGAGAACGCAATTCGTATTCTCAAGATGACAGATGAGGAAGTAGTTAATACTTCAACATACAATGCGGTGGCTCGTTATCTCTAAATAATCCAACGACCTGAGTATGTCGCTAAACTGCTCACCCCAACTAATCTTAAGGAATAAAATGAAAAAAGTAGAAAACTATGAGTACCAAACCCCAACAATGAAAAAGTACAAACTTGAAAAAGAGTTAGAGGAGTTAGGTGCAAAAGACCCAGCACTTGCTGAAGCACACCTAAAAGAATGGCAATCTAATCAACTAATGCAGGCAATGGAAGCCTTGTTCCAAGCAGGTATTGCTCTATTCGTTCTTTATGTTATTTTTGTGGTGCTATAAATGAAAAAGACAATTAAAGTTTTAGCAATCACATTTTTTTCCCTCGTAATTATTTTATCTTTCGCTCCAAGCGAAACAGTTGGCACTACAACTAATCAGTCAGCAGTTGAAACAACAAAGCAAAATCCTTCACGAACAGTTGTTTGGTTTGAAGGAGATGGAGATGTTGAGTCTACAAAGAAGCAATTCTTAGAAGGTGACTATGAAGTAGAATGGCAAACATACGGAGATTGCGTGTACTATGCAGACCTTAGTTCTGGAAGTGACATCTTTAGTGCTGATGCAGTTCTAAAAAATACGACATACATCTACGGTATCCCAGCAGGGAATCATTTTGTTGAGGTAATCACTGGGCCAGCACCTTCATGCCCATGGTTTATCACATTTAGACCAATAGGCTAAATAGACTTAATCTCTGCTAAGCCCTGTGCCATGATGTGCAGGTATGCCTGAGATGAGGATCCTGAGTAAGATCTCAAACTGCTCCCCGCAAGGGTCCTTGACAAATGTCAGAGGGCACCAGTATAATTAATATAAACCAATAAACAGAAAGAGGCCCCCAATGGACCAGGTAACAAAAGTAGACAACCACTTCATGACAAGAGAATTTCTTGAGTCACAACTGGTAGCAAACAAAGCACGTATTAATCAATTAGAAGAGGCACATGCACAGGTAGTTCAGCGCTCATATGGTGAGGCTGCAGAGCGTAACCGCATGCGTAATGAAATGCAAGACTGGACCTTGGAGAACATGAGCGACGGTACAATTTCAGAAGATACTGCACAAGAGATTGCAGATATTTGCGGCTTTGAGTTAGCAAAAGAATTTGAATTGGAAGTTACAGTTCAGTATTCAATTACAGTTAACGCCGTAGACGAAGAGTCAGCAATGAATTTAATTCATGACATTGATTTTGATTCAGTGTCTGAGCCACAAGGGGTAACCTATCTATCATCCTCTGTGGACCGCATCGATATTTAGTAGGGGGCTACTAATAAACCTGAGCATGTTTAAAAACTGCTCCTCAATCCCCCAAAAATTTCCTAGGTGGCCTGTGGATAACTTTGTCAAGTCGACACACCGTGTGTTTAAGATCACATTAAAAAATGTCCAGATTGTCCACATCTAACTATCTTGATTTGCATTTGTCAGTGGGGTTGTGTATACTTAAACTATCAACAACAAAAAGGAGTAAACTCATGGCACATGAAATCGAAACACAAAATGGTAAGGCTTCATTCGCATCATTTCGTGAACCCGCTTGGCATGGATTGGGTACCGTATTCACAGAAGAAAAAACAACAAGCGAAATGCTTGCTGCTGCTAACCTAAATGGTTGGAACGTTCGTCTTGAAGATTTGGAAACCCCCTCACATTTAACAAGTGACAAAAACTATCAGTACGTATTGCGTACTAATCCTACAGATAACACACAGACCGACATTCTTGGTGTCGTTGGTGAGCGTTATCACGTTATGCAGAATGAGGATTTATTCTCATTTGGTGATAACATTCTTGATGGTGGTGGTCGTTGGGAGACCGCTGGCTCAATCAAGGGTGGTCGTGTCGTATTCGGTGCATTAGCATTAGAGCGTGAAACTATCCTTGACCCTAACGGTGTTGCAGATAAGGTAAAGACTTATTTGCTAATTAACACATCACATGATGGCTCAATCGCTATTCAAGCAAGCATTACACCTGTTCGTGTTGTGTGCGCTAACACTCTTAACCTTGCATTGAATACAACTAAGCGCAAGGGTGGCGTTAAGCAATCTTTCAAGATTCGCCACACACAGACCGCTGCTGGTAAGGTACAAGTGGCTCGTGAGACTTTAGGTCTTGCACATAAGTACATGGATTCTTTTGACCTCATGGCTAAGGCTATGATTGAAACAGAAGTCAATGCTAAGCAATTTAACGACATCATTCTTGCTGCATACCCTAAGCCTGAAAAGGATTCTAAGGGCGCATTCAAGAAGTGGGAAAACAAGGTCGATACAATTAACGACATCTACACAGGTGAGTTTAATGGTATGATTGCTGGTAACGCATGGGGTGCTTTCAATGCGCTAACAGAACGCCTTGATTGGTACCGCTCTGCTCGTGGTGGTTCTAACGAATCAATCCTTGCATCTGCATCTGGTTTTGACCCTGCTATCAATGCAGAAAAGAATCGTTTGCTTAAGGTTGTGCAAAGCACTTTGCAAATTGCATAATTAAAAAAGTTCCTGAGCATGAATTAAAACTGCTCACACGGTCACGTAGTTCAGTTGGTTAGAACGCCACCCTGTCACGGTGGAGGTCGAGGGTTCGAGTCCCTTCGTGATCGCAAAATTTCCTAGGTAATCTAGGTGTCCGATATGTCCGAATTGAGATTTTAAATAGTCTTTATTAAGATCTCCAAATAATATTTCCTGGATTTTTCGATTACGATATTTGACATTTATCCCCTAAAACGCTACAATTAATACATGACCCAAACAATGAGAACAATTGACGAATTAGTCAATGAGATGTACATGGACAATGAGGCACATCTCGAATACATGGAAAATATGAACGGTGGGGATTGTGATTGTAACATCCACACCACCTTAAATACAATAGTCAAATACTGGTGGGATGAGGAACAATGTTAGGATATACTAAAATAGAATTAGATGAAATGATTGACTCAGTTGGTACTGCTCATGACTATACAACAGATGAAACTGTTTCTGATGGTTTGGCTAAGACCTATGCATTCCTCCAGGGCTTATGGGCAGAAGGGTATTTTGACTAATGAAGTTTGGTGATGCTATGATTGTTGCCTTGCTTATTCAAATCCCGTTGATTCCTATAGTTGCTTTTGTTGATTGGATTAATCCCCCTGAGTCTATCAAGACAGAAAAGGTTGTTTGTTACTATCAGGGTGGCTTTGGACATTGGGACGACCCAACTGTATATAAATACACTACGGCACTTGGAAACTGCGACCACATCCACGAGGGTAGATGGTTTTTAAAGAAAGAGGATATGTAATGTGGACTAAGTATGATTATCTATGTACTGATTGTGATGCCCTGATTGAAATCACTGCTTGTGCAGATAAGGTTTTAGATCCTGCCTGTATTTGTGGGGGATTAGGAATACTTATCCTATTATCAGAATCAGATGGCAATGCCCCTATCCTTACAGATGTGAGCAAGGTCACACCCAGTACAGTTGTAAAAATTGACTCCAACCCTTATAATTAATATATGGACCTAAACACATTTAAGCAGTACATCAATCTACATTTAATTAGTCTTGAACAAGACCTTGAAGAAAACCCTGCTTCTATCCATGTGGTAGATATCGAGGGACAAATCTATGCTACTAAACATTTAATCGAGGTGCTCAATGGGTAACTTTATTGAAATGGATATGGGTGAGTGGGAAGAAGCCTACAAGCCAATATATAATCATATAGACAGCAATGCTTCCTTTCAAGATGAGTCAGGTCAAGGCATTATGTTTGAGACATATGGGGATGAGGTTGCCTTTGTTAAGTCTCAGTCCCCTGCAAATATCTGGACCTATGGCTCTGGCGATGACGGTGGTACCTATATCTGGAATGGCTGGTCATTTGTAAATAGATTAGGATACTTCATTACTGAGGTACCGTGCCCAGAAAATACAACTATTCAAATTATGGTGGGAGAGCCAGACTTGACATGTGATTTCTGCGGTGATATACTTGATGAATACGAAACCCACGAATGCGAAGGAATACAAGAATGAATACAAATACAATGACCCTTATCGGACAATTTGCAGTAGACAGCGGACAGGCCATTGTTGGCGACCCATGCTACTTAGATGAATGGAAAAATTGGGATAGAGATGTAGATAAGTTTGAGGACCATGTTAACAAGGTTGGAGAGTATGGTTACCTTGGTGCCTGCAATGCTACCCTTGGTAAAGGCTTTGGCCAATTAGGAAACATGGCAGTAGCATTTTCAACGGGATACGGAGACGGACTCTATCCTGTATACGCAGAAATAACAGAGGATGGCCGTGTAGCACGAGTCATGATTGATTTTGTTGGAGAGGATGAGGAATAAAATGGGAGCCCGTATTAATTACGTATTTAAAGACTCAGATGCTCATCCTGCAGTAGTACTATACAGTCACTGGGGTGAGACAGAATGGCAACGGGATTTAGCAATGGCCCTGGAGCATGCTAAGCCACGATGGGTAGATGACACATATGCCACACGTATGATGATTAGTTATCTTATTCAGGATTCCGTGCTGGAGGAAACAGGGTTTGGAATTTATGCCGTAGACCCTAAAGACTTAATGCTGGGAGACTTTACAGTTATTGTCGACCTGCTACACAAGACTGTATATGAAGAGGGCTCAGATGTTAAAGTAGACTGGTCTTCATTCATAGCAGCATATGCCCCACAAAAGGTTAGCGCTTAGCGCATCATCGATCAACAGGTATGGGTCACCTGCTGATTAACTAAATAAGGATAGGGACGGCGTAACCAGTGGGGGTTGCGCCCCCCTTCCCCTTCCTGTATAATAGATAAAGAGGAGAGACATGACTTACAGCGTTCGAAAGAAACCCGAAAGCACTAAAGAAATACAGTTCTCAAACCGTATGGCAAAATTGCTAACTGAGGACATGGGGCTCAACTTGGAAGCACTTGGCTTTCACTTGGTACATAACCACCCTGTTATTGTATCTCGCAGACTTGAAGTGGTTGCTTTGACTGCGGGGGAAGAGTATGATAAACTTATGACAGGATACTTAGGAGAGGATTACACAGCACTATGGAAGTAGACTTTGCAGATAGATGTGCCATTTTGGGACAGTTTTGGTATGAGTTCAGAGATGATGAGGAGTTAAAGCCTTTCATTTCATACAACGATGTAGGCTTGCCGCTTGCTTGGTTTATTGCAACGGGAGTAGTAACACCACTACCAATGGCAGAAGAGTATGTAAATGAAACCTTTGCTATGTTCCTTGACGCTATGGAAGTAACAGAGGACGATGTTCTTGATGTTGATAATCTTGACGACCTGCTCGCAATCGTAGAGCAAAAGAAAAACGAACGAGACTCGCAGTAAAAAGGCTGCACCCTTCGGGGTGCGCCCTAGGCGATCTAGAAAAATATCATATATCTCAAACCTTGTCAAACCTCATATGAGGGTATTACGAACCAATCTAAAATTTTCCCAGAAATAGATTACGATGGTTTGAAATTTTTTCCCAAAACTTATACCATATCAAACCTTATTTGTCAAACCTTTATATCTAGGTGTATAATAAGGGTATGGGAAGAGATCATTTTGCTCAATATAGACAAGCCAAACCAGATGAATATCAAACCTTTAGTGATAACCTATGGAATTCTTTTGTGGGTGTTACTCATACTGTAGGTTTGGGTAAGTTCTTTTCATTTACCCCCGATTTTGTGCGGGGTCTAGACGGCCAAGCAATAGGTAAGCAACTAGGAGAAGTCTACAATCAGGCCGAAGGCCGATTCGCCCCAGGCGAAATCCCAGGGGATCAAAACAAGTAACCCAAACCCCCTATACTCTGATAACAAACCCCTATAAAGGTATTACGATCCATCAAATAAAATTCGCTGAACTTTTTTAAACTTTTCCAAACCTTTATAAACTTTTTTAAGGTTTTTTAAAAAGATTAAGATCCTTTTCGAAAAAATCGCTGAACTTTTTAGGGCATTTTCATGCATAAAAGGACTTGACAAACCATGGTTTTGCATGTATAATGCCAAACCTTTATATAATGGTTTGACAGATATGGGGCTATGTGGTATAAGGGTTTGAAGGTTTGGGGATATGGGGATATGAGGTTTGGTGGTTTGGGATTAAGGCCGCCTTCTATAAAAGCGCTCTCTACTCCACTACTCTCCACTATCCTCCACTTTAACCCTATCTAATTAAACAATCAGTAACATTTATCTGTGGATAACATGTGGATAACTATGACATTTTTAGCGTATCAGGCTGTGGATAACTCTTTGATATACTATATAAATGACTGAAGAATTAGATCCATTAGGCATATCCTGGAAGGATGCTCCAGATTGGTGTGATGATTGTGTAGCAAACCCAGGAGAGAAATGTCCTGATTGTGGATATACTCATAACTGCTAACCTGTGGATAACTGCTATAATTAACCCATGTCTATCCTTGTTGATATCAATGGAACTATCGCCAATGAGGGTAAACCTATCCAAAAAACGGTAGACTTCTTAAACAACACAACAGAAGATATCTACATAATCTCAGGCTCTCACATATCCAAGAAACCTGAGTATGAAGCATTACTCTCAAGGTTAGGTATAGCCTATGTGGATATAATTCTTAACCCATTAGATCAAGATACTGACAAAACCTTCAAGATAGAAATGTCAAAGACTATCCCAAACATCACTCTTGCCATAGACAATAACCCTAAGATTGTCAATGCATATAAGTCTCTGGGTATTAATGCTATCTTTCCAAAAGACCTATAACGCTGATATAATAATCCAATGCACAAATTGGAATCATCATATACTAAGTTTATGGGGTACAAAATAGCCTGTACTCAATGTAATAATCTATATTTCAAACAAAATGATGAGCCATTTGTCTGTGATTCATGTCTATCTGAGTAAAAAACCAGGGTAAATAAAGATTACGAACACTGTTTTATAGCCCTATTGACCATACTGATCAAGGCCCTACGTGTTATCTTTGACGCATCAAAGGTCTCTGTGTATCCATTTTGAGGCATATCCGCCTTATCCAGAAAGTAACCATATCTTTCCCTTAGTGTTTTTAGTACTATAGATTCGACTTGTCTTGCCTTATCCCGTTCGAAAAAATGCCAATACTTGATCAATACCCAGCCCTTGGTCCTATGGCTTGCAAACCTTCTACCTGAGATATCTGATATGCCTACCTTGACAGCCTTATGTAGTGGGCTATATAGTATATATAATACTGCTGCTTCCATAGGATCATTATACTTGACATACCCTGCCAAAACTGAGATAATGGTTTGATGTATCCTAACTGTGGCACCTATGCAGGCTATCGCAAACACCATAACCATAAGACTAAACCTTGTCTTGAGTGTTTAGCAGCATCCAGTGTCTATAATAGATTACGATATGCCAAGAATAATCGTGCTCATGTAACTGCCAAGTATCGTGCTTCAAATCTTGATAAGGTCAGAGAGCGAGAGAGATCTAAAAATAGAAAACGTAGAGCAAAGATTACGAACGACTATAATGAACTCCAGGTTATATCTGTCTATGGGACTGATTGTTATTTATGTGGTAATGAGATTGACTTTATGGCTCCCCGAAAATGTGGGGTAGAAGGTTGGGAGCATGGTTTGCATATCGATCACCTTGTTCCTCTTGCAAAAGGTGGCTCAGATACTTTAGAAAATGTTAGACCAGCACATGGGTTATGCAATTTAAGGAAATGGGCGAACAGTTGACATTGATAATGAGTTTTGATATCCTTAGAGTATGAGCCATGATTACCTTATCCCATCCGAAATTGAACTAACTGAGCCTGAGATAGAGATGCTCAGAAGCCATGGCTTTACCGTTTTGCAACCAGAAAAGATGTCAAAAGAAGAACTTCAAGATACATATGATTGGCTAATTGAAAATGGATACTAAGAATCTTATTAATAAAGTAGTAAAAGACAGGATAGATGAATGGAAACCTGTTATTGCTCGCAATAAGGTGTTTTGCCATGCGTGTGGGTTAGTCATAAAAAGAGGGACTGCAGTTTTTTGGAATGTTCGTACTAAAAAAATAAAGCATAGGGCTTTGTGTGTTAATCCATTTGAACAGATGGTTGGCGAAAGTTGGAAAAAAGGAAAACAAGAAAATCTTGGAAGAGAAAGTTATACTGACTATCTAAATAGTTTGCAGTGGAAGAAAAAGAAGAAGAAATATCGAAAATCTGGGTTTTTGCAATGCTGTTGGGCATGCGAAGCAACTGAAAAGATAGAGTTTCATCACAGAACATATAACAGGTTGGGCTGTGAGGCAATGTCTGACATTTTGCCACTATGTTCATTTTGTCATAAAGACCTAACAATAAAATATAAATCTCACTCTGGATACTCAGACACATTTTTATGGGAGTTTACATCAAAATACGTAATTAGCAGGAGATCTTATCTTGGGCTAAGCCCAATTGAAAGTCGTTTTTTAAATATAAAACTGATAAAAAGTCCACACAATATTGCTCATAAGTGCAAGTAGCAGGGTGAAGGATAGTAACCAATAGTGCCCGTTTAGGGCATAGAAAGGTTCTTTACTTCTATTTTGCGCCGAACTTAAAGATTGCTATATGGTGTATAATGGTTATATGACATACATGATAAATGGTAAAGCGGTTGGTAATGATCCAGCGAGCATTGAAAGAAATGAATCCTACTTAGAGTTTTTCCACAGGGTTGGTAACTCCCCTGAAAATATCAAGGTTGTGCCTAATTTCATCACAAAAGAAGAAGTTGAATATCTTCTGCGTAACATAGAAGACAGACCATCTATCACATTCGTGTCTCAAAAGGATCACCAAGGTAATGCCCTAACACACATGACGAAGTACAATGGTGTTTTAGACACTTATAATATCGTCGACAGATGTATAGAGGAAATATCTAAATCTTATGGAATTGCAAAAGAAAAGATACAAGTAAAGCAGGACACACTTAGCGTTGTTAAGTGGACAGAGGGCACATATCTTGAGATGCATGTTGATGATCTTGGCTATGTTACAGATAACCACCTACCAGTACACATCTACCTTAACGATGAATACGAAGGTGGAGAGATTAAGTTTGAAACACATAACTTGTCCTTTAAGCCAAATGTTGGTGAGTTTATTGTTTTCCCAGGAAATATGCACTACCCACATGAAGTTACAAAAGTTTTATCTGGCATCAGATACACACTACCTATTTGGTTTACGATAGTTTAAAAATGACAGATAGCACTAAAAAAAGAAAACTTTTAGATGGTTCTGAGGTAAACGATTATGACTACCCAATTGATCTAATCTTGCATACAAGAGCACCAGGAAAATGGAAGTTAATTGATCTTGAAACTGGACAAGAATATCTTGGTTCAGAAATATCTCATGAAACATTTGGAGAACTTTTAAGAACTAAGGTATCATATTCTAAAATAGGTTCTTGGTTTAAAACTAAGGGAAGAGTAAACATCAATGGAAAATAACAATAAAAAGATAACGTTTCACTGGATGTGGAGACGACACTGGCAAATAACTGATAGCATCGAGCACTTAGACCTTAACGGAATTATGCAGATGGCTAAGGAGTTAGATGGGGCAGGAGTAAAGTCTGTTCTGCTGCCATATGGTCCAGGAGGCATCGACTTTTCATTAGTTATTAAGGACGCATTAGATGCAACAGATCAACTAATTATGACTATTGCTTTACCAGCATACGGAGTAAGTCCAGACTATGCTGCTAAAGTTTGTGAGACATTAAATCGTTTTGCCCCTGGAAGAATTGGTGTAAACCTTGTTGCTGGAAGATGGGGAGACGAAGGAAACGATAAGTCTGAAAAGTTAGTTATAGATCACTACATGCATGACCCATCGCTCATTGACACACTTGCAAAAAGAGTTGAAGTGTCTAAGGTTTGGATGGATAAGATTATGGACTTAATGAGTACTCATCAACATAAGACACATATGGCAGTTGTTGGGTCCTCAGATACAACAATTGGAATAGCAAACAAGCACTGCGAATACATATATGTTGATGATAACTTGGTGCAAAAGGATCAGTTTAAAAAGATTGACCTTAGTCGAGTAAAGCCAATACTTATTCTTGATCCGCTTATCATGAATCATCCAGATGATGAGAAAAATGTTAAGTATGATAAAAATGCAGCACCAAGAACTCAGTATCACCACATAAAGGGATCGATGGTTGATGTTGTTAGACAAATAAGAGAATTGTCTAAAAGGTTTGACATATATGATTTTATGATCCACACTGACCAAGAAGATATTAGCAAGTTGCTACAGTTGGTAAAAGATTTTGACAGCATTGTGGTTCCTGAATCTAACATTGAGAAAGTTAGAAATGCTGTAATATCTGAACTAACCATAAAAAACTTTACCAATATGGGTGGCGGTCAAAATAATATAAAAATATTTAATAACTATTTAAGCAAAGATGAATGCGATAACATCATAGAATTAATTAATAGCACAGAGACAAGCAATGATAGACTTCTCCAATCAGATCCTCTTGGAAACCCATCGTTGAATCTATTGTACTATGACTCCCTTGATTACTCAAAAAGATATATTCCAGCAGTTCAGGACTTGATAGAAAAAGAGTATGATGTAAAACTAAAGCCAAGAAACTCACGGTTTGCTCAGTGGGTGCACAATGGTAGCAGAATGATTAGCATAGATGATATGGGGTCAAAAGACTCAAACCATATGGCTGGATGGGTATATCTAAACGACGATTACCATGGTGGAGAGTTATCTTTTATTCATCAGAATATGACTATAAAGCCAAAGGCTGGTGACCTTATTTTATTCCCTGGCAATCCTCACTATTGGTACAATGTAGAATCTACCAATGGATCAAGATACATAATGCCTCTATGGTTTGATTTTGCCTAATGGTATAATAAATACATGAATAAATCAAAATGTTTCTTTTGTAACAAAGATGCAACCCACTACGACATAGTGGTTAATCACTCTGACTTTGTTATTGCAGATGTCTGCTTAGATCATCTTTCTATGGGATTAATCTCATAATATGAGCAAAATAGCACCACATCTAATAACATACCCAAGAAGTGGGTCTCACTATTTTGATAGACTTATATATAAAGAGGCAAACTTTCATATTGAAAGATCTCATACTGTACACAACTTGCTTGATAAAGACAATAATAAAAGAAGAGCCATCGTCACAATAGCAAGAGACCCAAAAGACAGCATATCTTCTTACGTTGCACTTGAAAAATATTTATCGCACTGCGATGGTCCAAGAATAAATCAAATTATAACAGAATATGTATTGCTATATAGTTTTTTGTATGACCATGCAGACATTGTAATAGACTTTAAAGACCTTGTAGAGCATCCAGATCAAGTAACTAAGAAAACACTAAACCTATTAGACATAAACAAAGAAAATTCTCATCAGTTTGTTACAGATATCGACTATAACTCTAAGAACTTTGTTGAGTCGAGTAAAGAACTTAAGGTTTATGCAGATGTAGATCTGACCGATTTCAACATTGACCTGTGTTACTTTTACTATAACAGGCTTTTAGAAAAGAAAATAGTTCTTTAGTTATAAAATGGGTGAGTCTATAAAAGAGGTTATTCCTTGGGCACCTCCAGCAGTATGTCTTATAACCTATCCAAGGTCTGGATCAAACTACTTTGCAGAATACTTTAAACAACTCACTGGAACATATATTCCAAAGTCTCACGACATAGAATATGCCAGGGGAAGAAAGATAATAACCATAGTTAGAAATCCAATAGAATGTATGGCATCAAGAACTGCTATGATTTATGAAACAGAGAGCATTAATAGTTTTACAGAATTATCAGATATTCTTGGTGGAGATATCGAAGATTATTCAGAGTTTTATAAAAAGATTGTTTCAGAGGCAGATATCTTTATTGATTATGAAAAATTTATAACAAACCCTAAAGAAACAATGTCCAACGTTTTAAATAAATTAAACATACCGTACAGCATGGTTGACTATACACAAACACTTGGGGAAAAGAGCGGGTACATAGTGTCCAGCAAAAATACATTTTTGTACGATTCAATAAAAGATCATTATGAACAACAGGATAATTCTTTATTGTTTGACCTATACAATAAGGCTCTAAGCCTATGTAATGTTTGACTTAAGGACAGGATTAGGGTATACTAAATATATGGAACAATGGGTAAATAACTACGCATCTTGGGTGCTTGTCCTTAGTGGTGCAGCAGCAATGTTTACCATTGGACGTAAAAAAAGATGGGGCTGGCTTTGGTTTATATTCAATGAGTTTATGTGGACCGCCTATGCTCTGATTACAAAACAGTATGGCTTTATTCTTGGTGCTATTCTTTATGGTGCAGTAGGACTAAAGTCTTACATTAGGTGGAAAGACTTAGCGTTAGATAAATATTCATGGAACAACTTCTTGAGATTGGTATGGTCACGCAATGATTAATATGGAAATCCCTGATCCTTTCCAAACCTTTGTAGCCAAGAAGTATGCTAACGCTAAGGGCTATGTTCATAACTTCTTTACTGGGGAGTGGTCTTATAGATGTACTACCTGTAAGGATGATCTTTATGCTCCATCCCGCAAAATTATGACAAAAATTAGATTATTTCACACACGCAACGAGTGTCTTGGAGGATACTGATGATAGTTAAACTATTATGGCTTGCCTGTTCATTGATTGTGTTTAGGTACACACTAAAGAATATGATTAAAGAAGAATTAAAAGTCTTTGGCGGGATAGATGCAATTCTATTAGGACTATTCATTGTAATCTCTACCATAATTGCCTTGGCAGGGCCTGTTGCAATAATTGCATTCCTTGTCTATAATGGACTTAAAGGAATTGCCAACGGTATTAGCGAAGGGTATAAAAATGAACGAAGCAGAGTTTGATCAAGAGTTTAATTTAGAAGACATTACGAACGCCATAGTTAATCAGGCTAAGGCTGAAGTTAAATCTAAGTTTGGTAATAAGAAACGGCATAGACAATGATCTGCCCTACCTGTAAGATGGACAAAGAAAACATTGAGTACTGGGATACTCATCAAACTATGAGCGATTACAAGGTGTGGTGTGCCAAGAGAGCCTAAGATTACGAAGATGGACTGGAGAGCCTTGGGCTACTGGCCTGTTTATAAGGACGGGAAAAAGGTTTGGGAAAAAGATCATCAAGAGATGGATAATAAGTAAGGCATTAATGCCATTATGCTATAATTAATTATGAATTTTTTAACAAAAGAAATTTTAGATTTTTATAAATTCAATGAACAAAATCGTTGGTACTTGACAAAATTTTTTTCAAACACAAAAGAAATTGGCTACTATAACCCATATCGTAAAGATGCTGTTGCAACAGAATGGAATAAGAAGGACCCATTTGTTGGAACAATCGATGAACACAATACGTACGAAATTAATCAGTTTGGTTT